GGATATCCAAAATAATAGTTCTATCATAGATTTCTCCTATTTTTGTTTAAACCAAGATGGTAACCCAATCATTGGTCTTTTATCAAATTTATTTATCTCAGCATTTTTATCACTAGCATCATTATAATGTAAAAATACTTGTCCACAATTTTGTCCTTCAAAAGCATTTCGCCAATGTTCTAATTCACAACCTTGATACATCAACATATCTCCTGCTGTTAATTTAATCTCTTTTCCTTTTTTTCCTTCTTCACCTGAAGGTTCTAAAAAAATAGACCATTCATCTCCACCTAAATGTAAAGTTGTAGATATTTCACAAGAATATCTATCTTTGTGTCTATGTAGAACATCACCCTTTTTATAAATTCTTGCATAAGAATAAGTTTCAGATAATTTAATTCCTGATTTTTTTTCCATTAAAGGTTTAACTTTTTGTAGTAAAGTTTCCATCACAATATCTGCATAATGAGAATATGTTTCTGGAACTTGTAAATCATTCCATACACCAAAATATTCAGTAAACTGAGATATATATCTTTCATCAAACAAATATCTTGCTACTGCTCTTTTATTTAAAAAGTATTGATAACAAAAATCTGCTAATTCTTTTGATATAGCACCTTTAATTACTTGATATTTATTTTTTTTAAAACTCATAAATAAGGTGGTTCTTTATATAAAACTGCAATTAATATCATTGCAAGTATCGAATAATAAATTGTTTCAATCATTTAAAAGGATATCCTAAATTCCAACATACTAAAGAATGTCGTATTCCTTTAGTTACTGGTGTTACTCTATGCCAAACAAAAGAAGGAAAAACTATTACACTTCCTTTTGCTCTTATTTCTTCACATACTCTTGGTTGTGAACCTTTTTCAGTATCTCTAAAATCAAATTCAAGATCACCACCTTCATATTCGTTTGGATCAGATAAAGATATAGTCATACTAAGTTTTCTTTGTTTACCATGTATGTTTATATTATCTGGATTATTATAAGGTTCTTCATGTGAATCACAGTGCCAATCATAAAATTGTCCTTTTTTATATTCTGTAAACTGACAAGCCTCGGACCAATCCCATTGAAAATTCCAATTTGCACTTGCATTAGCTTGATCAATATAAGGTTGTATTTCTCTATATATCCACCTATCTGACATCCATACAATATCTGATTTTCTTTTTTTTTGAATATTTTTTAATTCTTCTTTTGTAATTTTATCTTTATCAGCACTTCCTGTAAGAGCTACAGTTTTGTTTTGTTGTTGACCATAACGGATAATATCATCACAAATTCTTTCGGGAATAACGGATTTAAAATACCAGTAATACCATTTTAAATTCATATATAACAAACAACCATAACTATTCGTCTTTCATATTTATTTGGAGTTTTATTTTTATGTTTTAATAATCCATTAAACGATAGAACATCATCTTCTTTTACATTAAAAGTTTTTTCATCAATTATAGTTTCGCCTTTAGTAAAAGGACTTAAATATATAATTAAATTATTATGTGGAAAAGTAAAATCTGTATGATACTCGTTTATATTTGTGCTCCAATCAAAAGTGCTATTCAAGTTAATTCTTAATAAAACGTTTATATCAATTTTATTTTTATCTAAAATTTCTTTTATAACTACATAAGCATCTTCAAATAAAGAAGAATCAATTTTAGTTATATTGTGGTTTGCAGCTAATGGTCTATTTAAAATACCATGACTATAAAAAGGAAAATCATTTTTACAATCACCTAAAATAGTTTCATCATGGTAATACCAAGGAATACTTGAGCTATTAACCATTTCTTTTAAACGCAAGTAATTTTCTGTTTTAGGATTTTTTAAAAAATTTATCATTATCCCTACTTAAAAATAAATTTAAGAAGCCCAAGTACCTGCTTTTTGTTTTACATATACTACTCTTAAATCCCAAGCACTAGAACCAACAAAAGGTTCTTTAACAATAACTACACCAGAGCCTCCAGCAAGACCATCTTGATTCGACAATGGAGCAGATGGTGAGGGAACTTCATTAAAATCTGAAGATCGTGAGCCACCACCTCCGCCACGATTAGTTGTTCCTGCGACACCCAAGTGATTTGTTGGTCTATTTGGAGAAAATCCTGCGTCACCTCCTCCTCCTGAACCACCATCTCCACCTCCTGCTTCAGTTGGATTAGTTCTACAACCTCCACCACCTCCGCCAGCATATGTAACATCTGATCCAGAAATAGTTGATGGTGCACCTGCTCCACCATTTCCACCTAATTGTGGTGATTGTTCATCTTGTCCTACAGCACCAGCACCACCTCCACCTGCTGCACCTCTAGGACCGCCTGGTACTGTTGTAGCACCGCCATTGTTTCCTTGTGAAGGACTTACAGAGGGTGTATTACCTGCTCCGCCTGAGTAAGCTCCACCATAACCTCCAGCACCTCCACCAGAGCCTCCAGCAATGCCTACTCCTGAACCAGTTGGTGCTGTTCTTCCAGAACCACCACCTCCGCCTCCAGCAGAAGTAATTGGTGTTGGAGTTCCTAAAACTGAGTTTGATCCGTTGCTACCTGGAGCTCCTGCACCACCGCCATTTCCACCACCACCAACAGTTATAGGGTATGGGGAATTTCCAGATACAGGAGTGTTTCCAGTACGAAAACCACCGCCTCCTCCGCCTCCAGAACCAGCATCTACAAAATTTTGAGCTCCACCTGCACCACCACCACCAGCAACTACTAAATATTCAATAGATGTGCTTAGTGGCTGAGTTGTAAGAGTTCCGCTTGAATTAAAAGTAGTAAGTTGTTGTGCTTGAGTATTTTGTAACGCACCAATTAATCTAGGCATATTACACCCACGTTCCTGCTTTTACATTTTCATAAACTGCATCTATACTCCAAACTCCAGATGCAATAGTAATTTCAACCGCAGGTTGTTTTGTAATTACTACACCAGAACCTCCTGCTGTTGTAGATGGGGTTGATGCAATAACTGGACTTCCTGCACCACCACCACCAACTGTTATTGTATAGGGTGTGCTACCTGTTACTGTTAAAACTGATTCAGCAGATGCTCCTCCTCCAGAACTTTCACCAGGTACAGAGCAACGATATCCACCTGCTCCTCCTCCACCACCAAAGTTTTGAAAATTTATAGAATCTTCAGCATAGCCACCGCCTCCACCACCTGTGTTAGCAGAGCCAGATGTTGACATTGTTCCAGGTGTACCACCTTGAGTGCTACCACCTGTACCACCGCCACCAGGACCACCAGTACCAGTTGTTTGAACACCAAAATAGTATGATCCTCCACCACCTCCACCACCTCTTGTTACAGGTGATCCAGTGATAGATGATGCAACGCCATTTCCTCCTGGTCCACTTGCATAGGTAGGTGCTCCTACGCCATTTGAACCAGCAGAACCAGCACCGCCTCCACCGCCTGCAACATCTGCACCAGTATTTGCTGCTCTAGAACCAGCACCACCATTATGTCCTTGTCCTGGTGTTCCTGTTCCTAGTGGAAAAAAAGTAGTTCCACCTCCACCACCTGAACCTCCATTGATACCAGGATATGGATAAGGTGAATAAGATGCACCAGTACCACCACCACCTCCACCTTCTGAGGTTACTGTGGTTATAGGTGTTCCTGCTATAGAAGAATCAGAACCTTTTGCTCCTACATGGTTTGCTCCACCATTAGAGCCTCCACCACCGCCACCACCTGCAATGATTAAATATTGAAGTTCTGTTGTATATTGTTCTGTAGTTAATGTTCCACTTGAGTTAAATGTACTTGTAACTGCACTTTGAGTAATATCTTGTACTGCGTTTGATACACCAATAACACCACCATTAAGGTCTGCCATAATTAAGCCTCACTCCAAGAAGATGTATCAGGATTCCAAATGTACTCTGTAATTGTCATAGGGTCTGTGCTTTGATCTACTGTTTCGCCTTTCCATCTAGTATTAGATTCATCCCAACTAATGTAAACAGTTTCACCTCCTATTTCATTAACAGTTGGCACTGCAATAGGTGCTTCCCAATCATCATCAGAGTTTAATACCCAAGAAGCATAAGGTTTAATTGCTATAAATTTATCTTTAGATGGATCGTAGGTATATCCAACACCTGCGTATTGTTTTCTAAAATTATTATTATATGAAGTTTGTTTCCATGCCACCCCACCTGTTGAATGTGGGACCAAGTTAGATACAAAAGTTTCAGCTTGTGAGGACTGATCTCCTCCATTAGCATCTACATCATCATTTGATATAACTACTACTTGTAATACTTCGTTACTGCTATTAAGTTCTGCAAAATGAGCCATTGTTAAATACCTCCTTAAGCGTCATCTAGTTCTTCGTAACTAATGGTGTACGTTAAGTCTGAATTAGCACTTGCACCACCTTCTAAGATGTCTCCTTCTTGTAAATAAATACTTGAATTTTTATCTATTAAGACAAGAGTTGCATCTGCTGGAACAGCAATGGTTGATGCAAATAGCACAACTGAACCACCACTTTTAATAACTCCCATTGTTACAGTTGCAGAATTAGTGCCGTCAATGTTAGCTATAATTATGCTATTAACTTTTATTAGTTTATCACTAGCACAAGTTAATAAATCAGTTGTAACAGTGGTGGTTAAAGCACCATTAATACTTTTACCATTTATCGTAGTTACATTTACTAGATTTGGATTTGCCATAATATTCTCCTAATTTTAACCAAAGACTAAAGCCATAGCAATAGCTTTACCTGTTGTCGCTTTTGTATCAAGCTGAGTTTGTATATTGGAAGTTACTCCATCAGTATAGTTAATTTCTGCTGCACTAGCTGTTACTAATGTTCCGCCTAATTTTAAACCATTACTTCCATCATGTGATGCAATATCTACATCTATTGACCCATCTGCAAAAGTTGTATTACTGCTTGCATCTATAGATACTGCTGTATTTGATCCTAAAGTGCTGCCTGTACCTATAACTAAATCATCTGCTGAATCATCTAAACCAATGTGAAAATCAACTGTATTGCCATCAAGTAACAAAGATAAATCTGCTGCTGCACCATCACCAAGAACTACTGAATCATCTGTTATAGCTAAAATAGGATTAGTTCCTACTGTTGATCCTTCACCAATTAATAATTTATCAGCACTATCATCTAAACCAACGTAAAAATCTTTAGCATTACCATCAAATACAATTTTAGTATCTTCTGCTCCTGCATCTCCTATTGTTAGAGTAGGAGTTGTACCTTTTAAAGCCATAGTTTGAGCAACAATATCTCCTGTTGTTGAAGATGCTGCTTGTCCTACACCAATAGATTGAGCAAATTTAATATCTTGATTTTCATCAATTTCAATAGCAGGTGTTGTACCTACGGCTGAACCAAGACCTATAACTAAATCATCAGCACTATCATCTAGTCCTATATAATAATCTTGTGCATTACCATCAAATACTAATTTAGTATCTTCAGCAGTAGCATCACCTATAGTTAAAGTTGTACCATTAATAGATAAAGTATCTGTTACTTGTAGATCAGTAAATACATCTAATACTGCTGCACCTGAACCTGCTCCATCTAACTGAACTACCGCTACTTTTCCGTTAGCAATAGTTACATTTGAACCTGAACCTTGAGATATAATAATATTATAAGGTCCACTACTACCTGAATCAGTGGTAGCATTTTCAATAATTTGTACTCTTTTCATGGTGTTTGGACCAATTGTTATAGTACAGTCTGAATCTAAAGCACCTGTATATTTAAGATACATTGCTCTACCTGCATCAGAACTTCCATCTGCTACAGTTGTAGAATGAGTATCAGCATTAGTAGTAATAGCTTCAGTGCCTATTCCTAAAGCCTCTCCAATAAGTTCTAAATTGGTATTTGTGGATGTACCCCAAGTACCTGATTCATCACCAGTTGCTATTTCTTTTAATCGTAAGTTATTTACATAAGTTGCCATATTACGCTACTTCCTTCCAATTTGGATTTTGTGTTGTGTTAATTATAGAATAATTAGGAGTTTGAGAATCATCAATTAATCCCCATACATTTACTCCAGTTAAACCTGTTGTTCCTTGATTACCAGTTACATCTATGTCTGCATTTGCTTGCACTGTAACTGATCCTAATCCTGATGTACCTGCAAAGCCTGTAACACTAAGATTATTATTAGTAATTAAATTTTCATCACCTAAATTTAATGTTGATGCTACTGCTGATACACCTGTTACGGCTGCTGCATTTACAGCTACTGATCCTACTGCACTAGTTCCAGCTTGACCTGTAACTGATAAATTATTATTTGTTACTAGTGATTCACTACCTAATGCAGATGTACCTGAATTACCAGTTAAGGTTACATTAGCCTCTGCAACAACAGTTACAGAACCTAATCCACTTGTACCAGCTAGACCAGTAACTTCTACAGGTATAGAACTTCCCCACCCAGCTTGACCCCAAGTGCCTCTACCCCAACCTGTAACAGTAGCCATATTAAGCTATTCTTATAATAGCGTTAGATGAGTCTGCTGTTGGAAATTGTATTGTAAAATCTCCTGCTGTAGATGTTTTATCTCCACCAAAAGCTAAAACACATACTGCTGGATCACCTGAAGCTGAATCATTAAATATTAAACATCCATTTGCAGTTACAGTAGCATTAGAAAATGTTAAATCTGCAAAATCAGTAAATGCAGTTGTGCCTGATGTTGTAGGATCAACTCTGGTTAATGATGCACCTTTAGCAGTATAGTTAGTACCTGATGCTTCATTTGATGTTGTGTATGCAGTTGTAGATGCACTTAAAGAAGCACTGCTAGTATAGAGTGCTAGATTAAATGTATTACCACCTGAATTTTTAAAATTATGCACACCTTCTAAAAGTTCTTTTTTAAATGATGTGCACATAGCTTGTGAAATTGCCATTAAAGTCTCCTAATAATATCAGCCATATCTTTATGACCTTGTTTGTCTAATAAACCTGCTACAGTAGCTCTATCACTTGCTATAGCTTGTTTTAAATATAATAAAACAATTGTATGTATAGCATCTTTAAATGCTTTAGCTTGTGCTTGAACCATTGGATCAGCATTATCACTAACACTAACAATTTTATTTACTATTCTTTCAGTCCAATATTCAGGACTTAAACCTTTATTTTGTGTAGTTTCTACAACTACATCACCTATTGTTGATTCTACATCTACAGTAAACATTATGTCCTTTGAACTCTGACAACATCATCTCTATATGTGTCAACAGTATTATCTCCTTCTGCTAAATTTTTTAATCTAGCTAATGCTTCTAAAAATCTTCTTTCATATTGTGTCATCAAATCTGGTTCACCTTTCATATATACATAAGATTCTAGTAAAGTTCCATAGAGTAAAGCACCCATAGCATTAGTTGATAACCAAGTTGTACCACTATCTTCTCCTGCTGTTATTGATGCTGGTCTATAAAAATAATGTAATTCAACAACAAAATTATCATTAGGTGTTGGACCAACTATAAATGTTGTATCATCAAATAAAGCATAGTGTTTAGGTAATCCTGTAGTAGATGCATTTGGATATGCTTCTCTAATAAAATTTACATCTTTATATAATAAAAATGTTTGTTCATTAGAATTTGTAAATGATAAAGAAAAATTATCTAAAAAATCTGAAGGAGTAGAAAGATATTGATTTCCTGTTGATAATGTACCACTAACATTTTTTCTAAATACAGGAAGATTAACAGTTTTTAATATTCTTTCTTCTGCTTGTTCAATTAGTTTAGGCAAATCAGAAACAAAAGTAGTTTCTGTATTTTGTAAATAATTTTGTACTAAACTTTTTAATTCTGCATATGTCATTTTAGCCTGTTGTTATAGTTACTTTACCAATTTTTCCCTTCATTACAATTCCTGTACTTGCTACTGGATTAAAACCATAATATGTAGTTGATTCTTTTTCTCCTGTATCTGTTCTAGGATTAAATAAAGATTGTGGATCACTAGTTTGTAATTCACCAACTTTAAATTGTGGATGATCTGGATCAAAACAACTAGAACAAACTCTTAATCCATTCCTAATACTATCTTCTATTTCGTATTTAAGTTCAGAAAGTTTATATGTAAAACCACATCTATCACAAATTCCTAGTGCTTTTTTTCCTTTTGCGTACATTAGTAATTATTATAAACACTACTATCTGGAACAAATTTTACTGAAGCTCTTTCTCTATCTGCATCACTAACTTCATTCCAAAGTTCATCATAACGCATTTTTATCATAGGTATTCTTTGTAAAGCCTCTGGAGATTTACACGCTATATTATATGCTAAAGCATAAGTTAAACATGGTAAATATCTAGCAGGAACATCAGCGTTATTAGTTGCAGGGTCTCCAGCATCTTCAATTTTTTTAATATAATCATAAACTAGTGTATATGTTTGTGCACTATCTGGAGTTGACCATAAAACAATATTAATGCCTGAAGTTCCTTTATCTACATAAAACTGTGTTGGTTTTGCTTGTGTTAATTTTTTTGCTTGATGATTATATTGTGTTCTAGATATTCTATTTAAAGTTTGATCAAATTGTTTTGTTGTATCACCAGAATCTGTACGAAGAAAAGCATCTACTATTTCTAATGCACTTGTTTCTGCTGCATAACTAGAAGTGCCTGCTGTAAGAGTTTGTGATGCTTGTTCTATTTTCCAAAGATTTAAACCTTTATTTTGCCATTCTAAAAAAATTAAATTTAAAGCACGTTTAGCAGTTCTATAATCATAACCTGAACGCATAGTAAGACCACAAAGATCATAGGCTTCTTCCATGATATCTGATAAATCTAAATTAAATGTAGTTGTACCACTAGTTGCCATGTTTTCTCCTAATAGCTTCTTTTCCTGCTTTAGCTATTTTAGCTTGTTGATTTTTACCTGCTACTTTAGCTCTTTGTTCCATTACAGTTAATATTTGTATTTTTCTTGCAAAAGGTTTGTTAATTTTTTTTACTTTAGCTACAGTTTTTCTAGCATCAGCAGGTGTTGCATATTTAATACTGACAGTATCTTTAGGATTTTCATCAGTATATAACCTACGACTAGACCCTTTAGGTTTTTTTCCTGTTCCTACTTTTGGGTCTTTGTTTTTTCTTATTGGCATATTTCTTTTTACTTGCTGGTGCTTTCTTTGTCATTACAGCAAAGTTAGCTCTAGTCATTACCATTTAACATTTCCATCTTCTACGAGCTTGTCTAATTCTAGAATTAGGATCGTTTCTTGTTTTAGCTGAACTTCTTTTTAATTGACCAAGTGATCTTGCACAATAAGATTTTCTGCGTTTTGCAGCTTTACTGCCTTTTTTTACTTTACCAGTAACAGCAGTTTTTAATTTAGAACCAGGATTTAATCTCCTATAGGCTTTTACACCAGCTTTAGTCATACCAGCACCAGACTTAGTAGGTCTAAAGTTTTTCTTATTTCTAGGAGGCATCTTAGCCTTTTTTCTTATTGGCATAAAAAAATATTTATATAACTAAAAAAAGTTTACTGGTTTATGTTTTACCGCCAAACTTTTTATACATCATGTCTTTAAAGTTTTCTACTTTCATGCCATTTTTCATACCACGCATTTCAGTTTTTTTACCCATAGATTTCATGACTTTAGTTTTTTTACCCATAGCTCTTTTAGCTACTTTAGTTTTTTTACCACCTTTCATGATTTTGGTTTTTTTACCACCCATTTTTTTCATTTCTCGCATAATTTTCTCCTGTTTAATATTTGAGACCTAAATTGTTTATTATTATAATTTTTATAATAACCTTTTTTAAAAATATTATCAGATGCTTTTATTAATATATCTAATCTTTGAATAAATATTTGATAATAATCATCTTCAAATAAACCTTCAAACTCTTTTTGTTCAGTTGCAAACTCTATTTCAGTATCAGGATGTGATCCCATTACATATAAATTTAATTTATTTGCTTCTTCATTAATTAAATTAATTCTTGTATCTACTTCATCTGCGGTAATATTTTCATAATTATCACCACAATAAATAATTACATCATAAGTATCATCAAAATTTATAATGTAATCTATTAAATCTGACCATAATTCACATTTACTTATAACAACATTTACTTTGTTATTATCCCAAGTTTTTTTTGCGTATGGACACGCTGGTAGATTATTAAATTTTTCTTGTGAATTTTCCAAAACAGTGCGACTCCATTGACGAAGTTCATTCATCAATAGAGTCTGATCTAACACTATTTCTTCTTGGGGGTTTTTTTCTTAACTGTTTTCTTTTTAGTTACAGTTTTTTTCTTAGCTGGTGTTTTTTTAACAGTTTCTTTTTTTATAGACTCTTTCTTAACTGTTTTTTTAGAAGTCTCAGAAAGTTCTTTATGTTTTCTTTCTGCATCTACTAAGTCAGGGTCTGGTCCAAAAACAACTCTGTAAATTCCATCCTCACCTTTAGCTAGTACATTGTACTGTGGAGGAAAATCACCATTTTCCGAAATAATATAATTTGACATATTAATCTCCGTAAACTTTAACCATTTCTAAAACAATCGAATAGGTATCTCCTGAAGAGTGACCTTTAGTAGTAAACAAAATATCTCCTGTTTTACCACTACCTGCATTATTTGGTAAGCCACCAAAGTCTCCAAACTCCATATGTCCATTACTACTTTCAGCAAGTTCCATTAATAAAACATTACTTGTAGCATCTAAAAACATTTGAACAGACATACCTACGATAGCATGACTAACTCGCATAACTCTAACTTCTGAACAGGCTACACCTGCTGCATTAGAAGCCAAAGCAGATACATCTACTTTGGCTACTGCGGATTCGCCACTACCATCGCTGACATTGGTAAACTTCATAACACAATTTCTTTCACCATCAATGATGGTTTGTGAAGTTACTGCATCAGCCATAATTTACTCCTAGCTAAAACTATGAGAAACAGTGCCATCACCAAAGACATGACCATTAAGAAGCCATATGGCATCTGTAATAGCTACACATCTAATATGACCGCCAATAAAACGACCATCAGTGTCAGCATCCATAGTTAATCTATAGTCAGCAGCAGCAGGAACATTCCATCCTGCGGTGTCGATATCTTCATTAAGAGCTACTACGCTTCCTAATTCATCTTTATCAAGCTGAAATACCATTCCTTGGAAAGTATCTGCACTAGAAGCACCTTGTAAAATAAAAGTACCTGTAAATGTAGTGCCTATGTGAAACTCATAATATAGTCCAGCAGCAGCAGCAGGTAAAGTTACTGTAATACCAGCAGCCCTATTTAAACTAAAAATAGTTCCAGACTGTGCTGTAGTTGGAGTTAGTGTTGCATCAGTAACGCTAGTAACAGGAAATAAATTATTTAGTGTACCTGTTGTACTAATATTACCACTTGTATCAACATCTAGATTAGTTGTAATTGCTCCAGTTGTTGAATTTTTAGTGATTTGTTCAAAACCACCTTCGGACCTAACTGGTCCATTAAATGTTGTATTCGCCATTTTTTTCTCCTAAAAGAAAATATCTATCATCTTGGCAAGTCTGCTAGGGCAGTTGATAGACAAATTAAAAAAATTCCCTAGAACGAAAAAAAGGGGAGCATAGCTCCCCTTAAAGTTTTAGCTTGAACCTGGTGATCCAAAGATACCTAAAGGATCAGATACTCCAAATGAATATCTTTCTCTTGCTTTGTATCTTACGTTACCAGTATCAAAGTCTCCGTCCATGCTTGTAGTCATTGGACTTCTGACAAAATGCTTCATGCCATCAGGCACATCAGTAATGATAAAGAAAGCATTAGTATCAGTTAAATAATGATTAACTGAATAGCCTTCTGGAATCACACCATTGCTTCTGACTGCATTAATGTCATTGTCAGCAGTTCCAACTCTGTACTCACTTTCTAGAAGACGAGTAGCCACGAATTGAAGATCAGTAGGAACGATCAACTTTCTAGGTCTAGCTGCAATTTTTAAACCTCTTTCATCGGTCCACTTGCTTATTTGAATTACTGCATCTTCTAGAGATGTTTCATTCAAGTCAGCACCTGTGGAAGGTCTGTTAGAGTTTTTGCCACCAGATACTAGAGGATGTCCGTCTCCTCCTGTAACTCCATCACCATCTGCTGTAAATAAGTTTACTCCGTCTCCAGATTGGAAACTGTTTGTAAACCCATTATTCAATGGTGCTGCTGCTTTCACTTGTTTAGTGTAAGCCATTGCTCTAGCTAGTGCTTTAGTATATCTAGCAGATAAACTCACATAAAGATTATCTTCCATAGCTTCCTCAGTAACTGAGAAACCTAAAGCAATAGTTTCGTGTGTATAACGAGCAACAAAAGATTCTTGTGCTGTATCAAATGATATAGAAGCACCTTCATCTTTTACTGGAGCAGCAGCGAAACCTGATAACTTGAGTTCTTCTTCAAATGATCTTTCAGAATTCTCAGTTACATAGATTTGCTCATGCTCATTCTCGTAATTGTTGTACTCATCTCCAAACAGTGCGTTAAGACCTGGAAGGAGTTGTTTAAGCTCATTAGCTCTTGAAATAGCTGCCATAATATTCTCCTATTAGCCTATACCTGTGGTATTAAGTAACTGATGTCCAACGTTGAACATCACCAAAACGTCAGTAAAACTATCATCAATAGCACTATCTGGACCATCAACAAAGTCGATAATCTTTAATGGTAGTGTATTGGTAGTATTTGCTGTACTTCCATCAATCGCATTTCTGCTTGTGCCAATTGAAGTTGACCCAGCAGTTTGTACGACTGCAACATTCTTGCCCAAATCATCTTGACCAAGAGTTTCATCTGATTGCATCTTT